TGCAAAGCCCAAGCTGGTCATTGAGAAGAGGCGTGTTCCGGAAGGGAACCAGGTTGTCAGCGAATACAGCGCGAAAGTTGTTTACGCGACTGTGGACGCCGAAGATCTGGTCCTGTCCAACAAGGTCTCCTTCGAAGCGATCGTCCGATTTCCGATAGCTGGTAAAGCTACAGATATCGCTGCGGCGTTGGTAGTGTTCCGTGATATCATCCAGTCGGATGACTTCACCAACTCAGTCAACACCCAGGGATGGTTGTAAATGAAGATAAAGATTGTCGCAACTGCAATCGTCGCTATAAGCATTCTACTCATAGCTTATAGTTACGCGTTGCTTTGTGTGTTGCGGCCTAACTTAAACATCTTCTAGAAGGAAAGGATCTCATAATGAGACCTAAGGATATGGCATACGAGGTCGCCCGGTGCTATATAGCCGACCAAGCTGTTGTGGTGAACCCCGCTTTGGTAGAAAAGATCTTAGGATTCCTTAGATCTAGAAACCTAGCTGGACTAGCCACATGCTCTAGTCATTTCGATCGTGCATTGCATTCGATCGAGGAGTTTCGGTTTCTCAGGCAGGTCGAAGCTTTCTTTAAGAAGAATGCCGACTTTGCGCAACCGTTGGAATGTGCTGCAGAAGCTAAACGCTCATTTGATGAGTGTGAAGCCAACTGCTCCACGACCAACAACCGCCTCAGACAGTATGTAGGGAACAATCAGGCGTTGCCTGACGAATTCCGTTTACATATCCTGAGGATGCAACGTTACATACGTAACGTTCTTGGTGAAATCGAGCCCTTTCTAGATTCGTTGCACGATCTAGTTAGAGTGACACCTGGAGCAACTGCCTCCCGAAAGCGTGAAGAGTCTTTACCGCCGCTGAAGATGCGGCTAAAGCTCTATGCAACTCGTAGAGCTCACAAATATTTGAAGGCGATCTATGCCCACTATGGGTTCGAGAACCTTCGGGTAAAGACTACAGTTACAAATCGGGTAGAGTTCGTACCTAAGAATTGGAAGACAGACCGTACTATAGCTTGCGAACCTGAAGGTAATCTTCCTCTTCAGTTAGCATTCGACAAGTACGCCAAACGGAAACTCAAAGCCGTTGGAATTGATCTGTCGAACCAATCTGTGAATCAACAGCTAGCTCTTAGAGCGTCTATCGATGGCAGAAATGCCACCGTCGACTTCAAAAGCGCCTCCGACACGATTAGCTATAATGCCGTTGCTCTGGTATTTCCAGAGGAATGGTTTGCTTTTCTAACGGATGTGCGTTCTCCAGGGTATCGCCTTGGTGCTAAGGGTTCACAAAAACACGTCTATTCTAAGTTCTCCAGTATGGGGAACGGAACGACGTTTGTGATCGAGACGCTGTTGTTCGCCGCCGCTTGCTGGGCTGTTTCACAAAAGAAGGATTTCTCTGTTTACGGGGATGATGTAATACTCCCCGTAGAGAATTTTGAGTCCTTCCAAGCCCTTACAAGGTTTCTTGGCTTCACCATCAATTCACAGAAGTCATACTGCGAGGGCCCCTTTCGGGAGTCTTGCGGAGGTGATTTCTACGGTGGTGTGAATGTAACTCCCGTG